GTCAAAATTGTAATCCCCAAGCACGGGTTTGTCTCGTGCCGAAGGATTCTCGCGGTCCCCGTATAATTTCATGCGAACCTGCTGAGTTGATGTATATTCAGCAAGGTCTCATGCGCTTATTATACCGGACTATCGAGTCCCACTATTCCACCTCTGGTCAGATAAATTTCACTGATCAGAGCATCAATAGGGACCTAGCTCGCTTAGCGTCAATTAATGACGAAAAGTGTACCATAGACCTAAAAGATGCTTCAGATAGAGTTTCACTTGACCTAGTTAGGCGTGTTTTTCCGCCTAATTGGGTCGAGGCCCTCGAAGCTTGTCGCTCCGAGGAGACTCTCTTACCTGATGGTAGATTAGTAAAGCTTAACAAGTTTGCCCCTATGGGCAGTTCTTGCTGCTTTCCAGTTGAAGCGCTCGTTTTTTGGGCGTGCGCTAAGGCTGCAATCCATAGACGTTACCCCCGTTCCAGGGATAACGTTTATGTATATGGTGACGACATAATAACGGAATCTTATCTTTACGAAACCGTTGTTATAGGGTTGAATCGAATTGGCCTTTTGGTCAACCTCGATAAATCCTATGTCAAAGGACCTTTCCGAGAATCCTGTGGTGGTGACTATCATAAAGGTTATGAAGTCACACCCATTCGGATCAAGGAAGCTTTTGATAGTCGTGGTACCGGACTTTCAACTTGTGCTGATTTGTGTAACAATTTTGTGCACAAATTTGGGTACGAAGACGCTCTACCTTTGATTCGTATTATCGAAGAAGAGGTGGGCTACGTGTATCCGAGGACTGAACTGAGTTATCCAAACACAGTTCGCGTAGCTCCTTGCGCTAGTAATGATGTTCTATTCGGAAGGAGATGGAACAAAAATCTCCAAAGATATGAACATCGGATCTTGACTCTATCAAGCAAGGCATTAGCCAAGCGTGCCCCTAGCTGGGGTGAACTCCTTAGGAAGGAGTTGAGTCGAGACCGCGAGTCCGCCGGGGATATCTATGAGCATTGGGCCAATAAGCCCAATGATTCATTGCTCCCTGGGGAGTATGTGGATGTCCATGCCACACATAATAAATGGACATGGACCTGGCTAGGTTAGCTGGGTCTTGAGCC